GTAATTAATGTTTATTATTAATTATTAACTAGTTGGTAAATTTCCATTTCCAAAAATACATCTTGGATCAGAGAATCCAAAAGAGTATCTTTCTCTAGCTTTAAATCTTACGTTACCAGTATCGAAGTCACCTTCAATCGCTGTTTTGATTGGTGATCTAACGAAATGTTTTAATCCGTTAGGCACATCAGTCAATAGGAAGTAAGAATCAGTATCAGTTAAGAAATTATTAACTACATACCCTTCTGGTACCATACCCATTGAAGCGATTGCGTTGATATCGTTATCAGCAGTTCCGACTCTTTGAGGAGATTTCATTAATCTCTCAGCAGTAAATTGTAATTCTTTTGGAATTATCATTTTTCTACCTTGAGAAGCGATTTTCAATCCTCTTTCATCTACGAACGATGCGATATCGATTAACGATTGCTCAAGTGAAGTTTCGTTTAAGTCTGCAGCAGTTGTAAGAACGTTTGAGAACGTACCACCAGTAGCTAATGGGTGAGAGTCCGAAATTAATGGAACTCCGTCTCCACCAGTTACAGCAGTAAATTGCGCTTGGTTCAATACGTTAGCAGCTTTAACTTGCTTCGTATTAGACATTGATCTTGCAAGAGCTCTTGTGTATCTCGCTGCAAGTCTGTCGTATAGGTTATCTTCGATTGCTTCTTCAGTAATAGCAAATGCTAAAGCGATAGTCTCGTGATTGTATCTAGCTGTGAAAGTTTCACCTGCTTGATCAAACACTACTCCAGCACCTTCTTGTTTAGTTGGTGCAGAAGCGAAACCACTTAACATCACTTCTTCTTCAAAAGCTCTGTCAGATGTTTCAGTCGCAAAAATTTCAGCATGCTGATTTTCATAACGACTATATTCCAGGCCGAATAAAGCATTCAAACCTGGCTCTAGTTCTTTAACTAGTTGTGATCTTGATATTGCCATAAGTTATTCTCCTTTATTATGCTATACCTGTACCACTTCTGTAGAAGTGATTGTTGATTCTAACAAGAACATTAGCATTAGCTGATCCAGTGTCAGAGTTATCAGGGTCTTGCGAAATATCGATCGCTTGAATAGCGAAAGTAGTTGCAGTACCTGATACTGATACATCAAGCTGTGCTTTTGAGATTCCTGTTGTTGTTACACCAGTCGTGTCTGTAACAGAATAGTTCTTGTACAAATCCGCTCTAGTGAAAGCTGCGTCTGCATCAATTAAGAATACAGCATCAGGGTCATCGATGATGAATGCAGTAATGTCACTCGCAGCGATTGAACCTGGATAGTAATTACTATACGTAGGCTTTTGAGTTGTTGGATCTGTATAGAAACATCCGTTAAAAACACCCACAACAGCGTCTGACGTGTTAGCACCATGCTTCTGAATGTTACCAGTACCTAGTGGTTCCACTAAGTCACCTTGGTAAATTGCAGTAGCATAACCGCTAGCAATCGTATATCTGTTTTGAGCTCCTACTAATGGTGTACCGTCTAGTTTTCTGTAAGGTCTTAGACCAAACTTTTCACTTACGTTAGCCATATGTTTTTTCTCCTTTTAACGTTTTGTTTTAAGACCCGGTAGATATTGCAAAATTATTTTTTGCGACTACCACCAAAGGTCACTCTCGACTGCCTATCAATATTGAAAGGCATGTCTGGGTGCTGTTCCTTCATAAGATCATTATCCACCGCGTTCATTCTATCTTGTGTGAGTTTTTTAAAATACTCAGCACGGCTTTCTAAAATCTCGTTCGGTATCCTTGCCAGCACAAGGCCACCAATTCCTATACACCCCTCGTATTTACCTTCAGTATAGAAAGGATACTTGTTAGTGCCGATCTCATTTTCAATTTGTTCGACTTTAACAAAATCCCATCCTTCCCTTAATTTTTTAGATACATTAGCTGTATCCTCAAAACCTTGAACAGTGGTACGAATCCATCTATGACTGTACCCGTTCGGTGCGGGTGGTGCATCCAAACTGGATGGTGGAGCCCAAGTTTTTTTAGCTTCTTTAGTAGCCTTAGTCTCAGACTCTCGTGAAGTTCTCTTAATTGTACTCATACTATTTATCCTCCTTCACGTATCTAGCATATTCCTCTAGTGGCACATTTAATCTTTTAGCA